AGGACAAATGAAAGCACAACAAGAAGAACTTGCAAAACAAAGACAAGCTGATGCAGAAGCAGAAAGAGACGCAACTATGAGGAAGGCAAGTGCAGATGCAAAAAGATTACAGAAAAGAAGACGAGGCAGATCAACACTTATTTCTCGTACTGGCGGCAGTGGCAGTTTAGGTATTTTAGACTACACGCCAACAACAGCTGGCTTACGTCCACTGGGTGAAGGCACACTAGCATAACAAACTCAATTATGAAAACAGAAATAATCCAACAGACTTACAAGTTGGCGAAAGCCGCACGTGAGAAACACGAAGAAGAAATATCAGAAGCATACAAATTCACACGTCCAAACAGAGACATTTGGAGAAACAGAGAAGCACAAACAGATAGAACAAAAATATTTGACAGCACTGCACCAGACAGTGTGCAGAACTTAGTTTCAACAATATTAAACTTGCTTATCCCACAAAACCAACAATGGGCAAATTTAAGTGTTAGAGAAGATGTAAAAGAAGAAGTTGCAAGTGACATCAAAAGACAGTTAGACAGAGCAAACAGAACAGTTTTTAAAACAATCAGAGATAGCAATTTTTACATTGCGGCATCGGAAAGTTTAACAGATGCAGTGATAAGTGGTTGCGGTGCTATTGGTATGTATGAAACTGAAAATGAAATAGAATTTATTGGTATACCAACTTATCAACTTTACTTTTTAGACAACTACAAAGGTGATGTTGATTGTGTTTTTAGAGAACATCAAGTCACAGCACAATACTTGTTTGAGAACTACAAAAACATACCAGACACAATAAAGAAAGCCGCAACAGAAGCACCACAAACAATGATACCAATTACAGAAAATTGTATGAGGGCAACTGGTGAAGAAGATTTTACTTACACTGTTATGGTTGGCAAAGAACTTGTGCCAATATTTCAAAAGAAAATGAAAACACAGATGTTTGTTGTTTTTAGATTTGGCAGAACAATTGGTGAAGTTTGGGGAGAGAGCCCAACACGTATGGCTTTGCCTTACATTAGAACAATCAATGAAGCAACTATGTTGCAGATGCAAGCCGCAAGTTTCAGCAGCTTGGGTGCTTGGCAAGTTAACAGTGAGACAGCAGTAAACTTCGCAAACGTTAGATTGAAAGCTGGCGATGTAATTACAGTTGATCAACCACTACAGCCAATACCATTTGCTGGTAACTTCACAATCACAGATGCAACAATACAAGATACTCGTGCACAGATAAGACGAATGATGTTCAATGATGTAATCTTGCCACCAGAAGGTTCGCCTACTATGACTGCAACTGAGATACAGATTAGGCAAGCAGAATTTTACAGAAGATTGGGTACGTATGGTTTGAGATTAGAACAAGAATTCTTACGTCCAATAATTTTTAACCTTGTGAAACGTTTACAAATGAGAGGAGCTGTACCAGAATTTGTGACAGACAAACAAGCATTTGAAATAGTTGTGAACAGTGCTGTAAAAAGAGGCATTGCGTTGAGTGAGATACAGAGAGATTTACAGTTGTTGCAAGTGGTATCGCAACTGGGCAATGAAGCTGTATTGAACATTGATACAACCAAATTGGCACGTAAGATACTGCGTGATGGAGACATGTCACCAGAAGTGCTGCGAAGTGAAAATGATGTGAATGAAATGAAAGAGAACATGCTACAGCAACAACAGCTGGCACAAGCCGCACAGCAGGTGATACAAGAACAGACTGAAAATTAGTTTACCATTTACCAATAAAAGAGTCGTTTTCACACACACAGATTTAATAAAATTAAATAACTGAAAAGAAAGAAAATGAAACAAAAAGAAATACAAGAACACTACAAACGTGTGTTTGAAACACCCAGTGGACAGCAAGTCTTACTGGACTTGGAACGTGTAACAAACACAACACGTGTGACAGCAGATTCACCAAATCCATACAGTGCAATCTACATAGTGGCTCAACAACAACTGCTGAAACGTATCAGAAACATGTGTCAACTGCGTTCAGCAAAATTAGAAAAGGACAACATCTAAAATGGAACAAACAGAAACGAACACACAACAACAGTCAACTGCAACTGAGACAGCAGTGGAAAACAATGACAAAGAAGCACAAACGCAGACTAATCTGCTCAACACAGAAACCGCAAAAAACGTCACAGAAGATACTGAACGTCCTACGTGGCTGCCAGAAAAATTTAAGACTGCGGAAGATTTGGCGAAAAGTTACACGGAACTTGAAAAGACATTGGCTGACAAGTCTCCTAAAGTGCCCTCCGAATATGATTTTTCCTATGCAAAAGAATTTGGACTTGCAGATATGGATGATGAATTGCGAGGAGAAGTCACGCAAGCATTTCAATCAGCAAAACTCACTGACACACAAGCAAAACAAGTGATGGCACTGTACAGTGATCAAATAAACAAATTTACAGAACAGTTGCAAAATGCACCACGCACTGACTTGCAACAAGAACAGACTGCGTTGCAGAACACGTGGAAAGACAAGTATGCTGACAACATAAACGCAGTGAAACAGTTTGCAGAAACACTGCCCAAAAGAATGTTGGAATATCCACTGGTTGACACAGCAGAAGGCATACAGTTCTTGCAGAACATTATGATGAACAACGTACAAAATCCAATAGTGAACACACAAACAAATCAACCAAGTGTGGTTTCAATCAGAGAGCAGATCAATGAAATGCGTGCTGATGACAAAATGAAACTGCCACAAGGTGATGCAGTTGGTGAGGCACACAGACAAAAGCTTTACACTCTTTACGAAGAATTAGAAAGAGTCAAACAGTAGTCTACTAAAAAGTGAATAGACTCGTTATTGTGTGACAACAATAATGAAAGTGTGTTGCATTGAAAATAACAACACGTTGATTGGACACATGCAACACACTGTTTTAAATCCATACGAAGCATCCAAACTAGCCACGCCGAAGGCGTGAGCCAAAAAGCTTTAAAGCAGACTAGATGTAGTCACCTCCTCATCGTGTGTGTTTGTAACAACTAACTGCACGCCAGTAATGTGCGTGTTTTATTCCATATAATGGAAGGTTCTTGCCCAGTGCAACTGCACAAGCAGATGGCAGATTAGTTCCATTGCGTGGAAGTTTTTTGTGGTGTGCACAGAATGTGTAAACAGTAGATTGATTTTGGCAAGCAATCACTAAAATTTTCTGACTACATGTTGCGCCGAATGGTACAGAACATATATCCCCCAAATTTGCACAATTCGGCGGTGGCGGCAAGTACGATTTTTTTCAGCAATCTTTTTAAGTAAGTGCCTATGTGTTAAACAATAAATGTTCGTCTTCATTGCTATCTAAAACATTAATTTTTTTGATATCTACGTTGTAATCAAAAGACAATTCTTTATCGTACAAAGCACCTTCTTTAAAACGTTGTTTTGCCAACTGTTCTATGTCTTGTTTTGTGACTGCAGAAAGTGGCTTATCGAAATCTTTTTCAGTCAATATCCATTGTTCCGAACCAACTAAATCATACGATAACACTATCGCATCTTCTTCATCGTAATAACCTTTGTCTCGTTTCATTATGAAACTCATCACGCACCGCCTTCCATGTAATCCAACAAGCTTTCAAAACGCAAGTGCTTTTTGCAAACACACTCCCCCCACTCTGTAAAATGTTTTTTGAAGTTTGCGTCACCCAAGTTCAACAACTGCTTCTGCGTGTAAGGCTTCAAAAAATTTTTGACGCACTCGTGCTTTGCCCGCCAGTGTAAATTACGCACCTTATTTTCTGCACAATCATTGTACACACAACCCATTGCACGTTTAAAACGTTGTTTCTGTTGTTTGCGTTGTTTGGCACGCAACTGTTTCAGTTCGTTCTTGCGTGCCAGCTGTTTGTCAGTGAGTGCTTCTTTCCAAGTCACTGTCATATTCGCACCACTTTGTCGGCAGTTTTTGCATCAATTGATTTTGTCTGCACAACATTAACGAAGTTTATGTCTGTCTTGTACAGTTTTTCTTCCAACTGCTTTTTTGCCATCTGTTCTGCTTGCTGTTCATTTTCTGCAATGACTTCTTCATCGCAAGCAGTGTACAGTTTCACTCTGTATGTCTGCATTATGCTGCCTCTCTTTCTTTGTTTGCTTGTTTGACAGATATTTCTTCAATTGCAAAATCATCTTCATAACAGTGTGCAAACATTTGATATTGTTCTTCAATTTGTAAGAACGCATCGTGTTTGTTTTTTGCATAAACAACACCTTCAACTTTTTTTTCAGCTTCTTCTATTGTTTGAACGTTTTGCCATACTATCCCACTATATCTAAACGGAGCTTCTTTGCTTTTTAAGAATTCAGCAAAACTGAAAATTTTTGCTAGACTCTCTTTTGCTTCAAATGTAGTTTTGGCAACTTCTTCAGCTTGTGCCAAAAACACTGCACGTGTGTTGTTGCTTTCAGCATAAAGTTTATCCAATATGCTTGTTCTTTGTTTTTCATCTATTTTTGCAATACAAGTGTCAAAAATAGTTTTTACTAGTTTACTCATATATCCTTCCGTTTGTTAAAAAAGTAAAAAAAGTCTAAACAAAAATGCCAGCATATAATGCCAGCACGTTGACAAAATTAATTTTGTAATTTTGCAACATTGTTTTGTGTTTGTGTAAAAATTGCACTTTTGCAGTGTTATTTGCACACTGATAAAATGCTTTGTATAAACACAACAGTTTTTGTTTTTCCATTTTTTACTCTCTTTGTTGCAGACGCAGTGTGACTCTAACGTAAACACATCTGTGCAACGAACACACCACGTCTGTTAACTGAACACAGTTTTTGCATTCAGTTTGGTTGATTTAAACCT